TGAAGTGCCCCACGCCAGGCAAGTTTATAGATTGGCGCCTGGCCGGCGTGGTGCCAGAGGAACACAAGCCGCAGATGATCGCGCAACTTGCGTGCACCGGCCGCGCGTGGTGCGAATTCGTCGCCTACGACCCGCGCATCCGCGACATCAATATGCGCCTGTTCGTGCGGCGATTCACGCCCGACGCTGTAGAGATTGCGGCAGTAGAGTCCGCTGCGGTCACGTTCCTGATCGAAGTCGAATCATTCTGGGAACAGTTGCAGGTGGCCGCATGATCCGTCTATCGCTTACTGGCGAGCGGTTCGGCCTGCTGACCGTGACTGGTGCCGCGGGCATGCGCGGGCGCCGCTCGCTTTGGCATTGCCGCTGCGACTGCGGGCGCGACTACACGACCTACGGCAACGCGCTCCGGTCGGGCCACACGAGATCATGCGGGTGCCTGCGGGTATCCAAGCGAGTCGCCAACAATCGGGCGCGGCATAGCCGGCGTGATTGCTGGCGCGCGTTGTCGCATGCCTTGGGGTATCGCGCATGACCGCCCCTTCCGCGTATGCAGTGCTGGCCGAACTGGTGGCCGCGTTCGACGCCCCCGACGCGGATGCCGAGCGTTTCCTGCCGGCGATGAAAGCCGCTCGCGCGTGCGTGGCTGCGGGACCAGGGAGCGATGAGTTGCTACGGTTCGCCGGGCAGTGCCTTGATCCGTGGCCGGAATGCCTATGCGACCTTGAGGGCGAAATGCAGGAGCGATTGCACAAGGCCGGATTGATTGAGGCGCGGGTAGCGACGGAAGCGGGTGACGATTACGACGTTGGCGATACCGTCTACTCCCTCACGGAACTCGGACTCGCCGCCACCAAGGAGAACGCGAAATGAGCAAGCCCTTTCCGGTGTTTTGCCGTGATTGTAAATGGAGCCGTGCGCCGGTCGGCACCCCCCGGAGCCTTCGCTGCCTGCATCCGGTGGTGAACGCAAAAGATTCGTGGGCGCTGGCAGTTGGCGAAAGTGAGCATAGCGGCAGCGGATCGGATTGCCGCTCGGAACGTGATCGCGGCTGGTTTTCGCCTTGCGGCATGCGCGGCAAGCTGTGGGATGCCAAATGAGCAACGACAAGCTGGCGAAGGCGGTGCTGCCGGTTGTCTACAAGACGTGCGATAAGCATGTTGGTCGAGCGTGGACGATGCTCGCGGCACTGGAGCATGCGGCCTACACGCCGGTCTGCCCAATTTGTCACCCACCCGCCGCGAAGGTGGAGCCGGTGGCGGACAGCCCTGAACAATCTTCGGCATCTACACCGACTAAGCTGGGAAGTGGGCCTTCGCAAGAGGGCGCTGTCGGTTCGGATGCCACCACCTCCAGCGGACCGGATGAAGTTGCGGCGCTGCGCTGGGTGTCGGACGCTTACGCGGAATCGGCCAAGGCGCTGGCCGGTACGCACTGGGACGGCTGCGAAGATGCTCACTATCTGTGCATGATCGGCAAGCAGGCCGCCCTGATCGAACGCCTCGCCGCCGACCTCGCCACCATGACCGCCGAGCGGGACGATGCATTTGCGCGAGCCTTGGAATTCCGACTAACGGAGTTGGACGCTGTTCGCGCCGAACGCGACGCCGCGCTGGTTCGGGGCCAGGCGAACGAGAAGCGTGCTGCGCGGTATGCGTGGTGGCGCGACAATATTGGCCTCATACAAGACGACGAGGACGGAATACAGGGCGTCGCCTTTGCATTTCAAATCCCGCTATCGGAAATACACAAATCTTATTCCGTCTTGATGGACAAAATCGCTGACGCCGCCATCGCCAAGGGCGCGCCATGAGCGGGCCGGTGCGGGACGAGTCCAAGCAGCGGGCGTGGCTGGATGCCAGCGAGCTGGCGCAGAAAATATTCAGAGGACACTACTCACGCGCCGTGAGTATGGTGTTGACAAGCGAGCTTTTCGAGCACGCCTACGTCGCTGGCCGCGCTACTGTCGAGGCCGACCTCGACGCCATGATGGCAAAACACGACACAGCGATCGAGCAACGCGACTACAACGCCGAGGTAATCACGCAGCGTAACGCCATGTTGTCCCGCAGCGCCGCCGAACTCGCTGACATGACCGCCGAACGCAACGCCGCGCTGGTTCGGGCAGAGGCTGCGGAGATAGCCATCACCGATCACAATAACTGTTTACAGGCTGATTGCGATGCACGAGCGGAAACCCCACTTTGCGCAGCCTACTTGCGGCGCAGCATGGTATGCCCTAACTGCCCGCGCGAATACTACGTTGACCGGAGCCACCCATGACCGCCGACCCGGTGCGCGAGGCGTTCGAGGCGTGGTCAGAAATGTTTTGCCTCGCATTGGATCGACGCCCGACTGGCACATACGAGTCAATGCGCACGCACGACACATGGTGCGCCTACGTCGCTGGCCGCGCTGCGGGGCTGGAATCGGCGGCGGAGGTGGCTACCGCAGCAATCGGGGCGACGAGACACGAAATCGCGCTGGCAATCCGCGCGCTGGCCGAGGGGAAGGCACAGCCAGAGGGGCAACTATGACGCCGATCCGCGTGCAACTGTCTCGCGCGAAGGGCTGGCGCATGCCGCCCAACACGGTGAAGGTCGATCGCACGACCAAGTGGGGGAATCCGTTCCGCGAACGCGACGACCCATACGATGCGTTTGAACAATGGGTTCACCTGTCCAACGAAGGCCACTGGTTTATCCTCGAAGCCGAGAGCAACCTGCGCGGCAAGAATCTCGCCTGCTGGTGCAAGCCCGGCGCGCCGTGCCACGCCGACATCCTGCTACGCGCGGTCAACCGATGACCGCCGCGCCGCCAGAGGCCCGCGCGTGTCTCTGACGCTGGACGCCGTGGCGGCAAGGCTACCGCTTGCGCCGCTCCAGCCCAGCCGACGAACGGTAGTTGACGCACCACGCAACGCGTGGTACAGTGTAGTCACTGGATAGCCAGTAACCGCGCCTCGGGAACCAGGGGCACAGGAGCAGAAAATGAGCAAACTGCAAACCGTCAAGATCGTCGCCAAAGGCGACACGTTTGCCGTCGTGACGCCAGAGGGATACGTCGAGCGCGGCGACATCTCCGACTACAGACTGGCCCGCGAGATCGCCGAGCGCATCGACGCGCGCAACATCTACGAGCTGGCCAACGGCGGCGACTCGCTGGAGACGGTGTAAGCCATGAGCAACCATCCCAACCGCAGCCGAGCAGCCAAGATCGCCCGCGCCTACATTGGAGACCGCGAGGGCGTGGATCGTGTCCGCATTACCGCCGGCAGCGAGGTCCACGCCTACGGCGCGATGCCCAACACTAACGTGATCGGCTGGTATCTCGCCGGCACAGTTGACGCGCTGGCCGACGAGGCCGCCGCCTACGCCGAAATGCAATCGTGACCGACATCCGTGCGTTGCGCCTCGCCGCCGGAATGACGCACGCGCAGGCAGGCGCAGCGGCGTGCGCAACGGAGCGGACGTGGCAGGACTGGGAGTCGGGCCGCCGGGCTATGCCCGAGGCCGCGCGCGAGGTCTTTATGCTGCGGACGGGTCAGCATCCCACCCACCGCCTCGCAGCGCGGCGTAGCTCGATTAAAACGACCTAGCCTTACCGCTTGCGCCGCTCCCTCACCGTGTTGGCCGGATAGCGTTTGGCGTAGGCTGCCGACACGAAGCGCCCGGTCACCGCGCTGCGGTAGTAGTAGGCTGGCTTCATTTCTTGTACTTAGCGAGAGCCGCCTCGCACGGCGCGCGATAGCGGCCGGCATAGGCAGCGCCGGAGTCCGGCGGGACGTACACGCCGGGGAATCCGGCGTTGATGAACTGGCTCATTTGCAGGTGCGAGCCGGAGAACGCATCCCGCCACAGGTCTTGTCGGCCGGTCGCAGCCGCGTAGACATTGAACGCGAACCAGTACACGAACGTGGCGTCCTCTTTCGAGTACCCGCCTGCCGGGTACGGGCCAGTGCCAGGGAATTGTGCTTCGAGCTCCGGCGGCGGCGCCGGCGGGATGACCGGCACACCATCGACCGGCTGCGCGTCGTTGAACCGCTGTATGGCCACGTTGGCGGCGTCACACTTGGCGAACTCTTGGGTTGCCGCGACGATCAGTCCGTGCGTCGGCTGCTTCCCGCCGTTGGACTCCTGCGCCTTGTCCAGCGCCGTGGCGGCGGCGGACAGTTGCCGGCCGGCGGCGTCGATCAGGACGTTCAATTCATGCTTCTGTGCTTGGTTCATATCAGTATCCCTCCGGTAATGAAACCGACCGCGAACGACACGATGCACGCAGTCGCCTTGCCGTGCGCGTCGTTGAAGTCCAGAATAGCGTCCCATACTTTTTTCATGGCGATCCTCTCGTTTGGACGGCGCGGAGAGCGTCGTACCAATTCACGCACGCCCGCCACTGGTTGACCGCATCGGCATAGGCCATCGCGGAGGTTACGACATAGGCGGTGAACTCGCGCTCGTCAAAAACGACGGGTGGCGCGGAGGGGGCATCGGATACAGCACCGGCGGCCGCTTGATCGCTGGCGGGAGCGGCGGTAGCGTCGGCGTTGGCTGCAATGGTGGCATCGTTGAACACCCCGACAGCAGCGCTGCTAAACCGAATAACAGAACCGGCAGGCACAGATCGAGCGCGGGCGGTGAGCGAAGCAAACGTGGCATCTGTTTTCCCCTTCGCGGCGATGGCCGCTTTCTGTGCATCGATGGATTCAGCGGCCCACGCCAGACGGATACGGGATTCCTCCGCGCGGGCTGCGGCGATGATCTTGTCGGCAGCCTCGGCCCGTGCCTCGGCCTTGTCGGCGCGCGTGACCTGCGCCTTGCACGCCGTGTTACACCACGTTTGCGCTTTCCAGTAGACCGCGCCGACGAGGATCGCGCCGAGCAGGTAGGGCCAAGCGATGCGCAGGAAACCGAGCAGGAAGATCATGGCTTGTCCGGTGTTGATTCAGTCGTGGTCTGCATCGCCTGAATCGTGGTTGTGTTTGCCTGTGGCCGTCGCGTATCGCCCCAGAGGTACGCCGCGAATCCGCCCAGAACTCCGGCCACACCCATCCCTAAATCGTTGGGCTTGAACTCGCGCAGGTTAACGATCACGTCATAGCCCTGCAACGCAAGCATGGCGATGATTACCACCGCCACCAGAATCCTGCCTGTGTCGAACTCGCCTTGGTGGTCGGTGAGCGCGGAACGTATCCAGTGGTTATCCCGGCTTCTCACGCTTCACCCGCCACCAGGAACAGCCGTTTGAGCCACCCTTTGCCAAACGTTTGGAACGTTGGCAATGCAGCGTAGTGCAGCGCGCGCTGCGCCATGAACAACGCCCCGGCCTCGTCGGTGCCGAGCCGGGTTATCGCCGCAAGTGTGCCGGGACCGATGATGCCGTCCTGCCCTACGCCGACAGCAGCCTGCAGAAGCCTCACCGCCCTGCCGACACCCTGATTGACTGCCGAGTCGAACAGAAAAAAGTCGATAGGCTCGTGCAATTTGTAAGCGCCGCTCGCCTCCCAATAATCGCGTTCGTAGATAGCACTGGCATCGCTTATGGTCAGGTTGGCAATGTCGAGCTGCGGATACTGGCGCTTTGAAATACCGTACTTGGTCAGTCCGCCTGGGTCGGATGGATGGTCTACCAGACCGCCCTCGCGCGCCAAGATACGCCCGACGCACAACTGGAATCGCGTCATCATGCGAACATCCTTGCCGCCGCCGCCACGACGATTACCAACAGCGCGCCGACGATGCTGGCGAGGACCACCAGGCAGACGAACTCCACGTTGTCGCCGGTCATTTTTGGCGCACTACCAGCTCGTTTAGCCGCGACTCGATGCGGTCCGACACTGCTTCGATGCGTTTGAGGCGGCCCTCACGATCAATGTCGCGCTCTAGGCGATACGCTTCCCGCGATACTGTTGCCTGCGCGTCCGCCACCAGTTGGCCCTCGATGCGATTGACCCGCGTTTCGAGTTCGCCCACATATTTCACTGCCCCGATTGTGAGCGGGATCACGATTGCCGCCGCGCCGATGAATGTCCCGTAAATTTCGCGCCACAGCGTCCAGCCGTTTCTTTTTTCCTCGTCGTAGCGGTAGGGGTTCATGTGAAGTAACCCGGCTGCGTGAGCCCAATGTAGGCCAAGCCTACCCGCCCGATTGCCGACAACCCGGCACTCTGCCAGCCACCGCACGCCGGACCCATTCCCACCGTCGTCGTCGGAAGGTTCGCCGTGATCGTCGTGGTGAACGTCGATCCGCCGATAACGCGCAACGACACGTCCACGTCGGCACCGTTGGTGCCCGCTGTCAGCGTCAACTCAAACAGCGTGCCCGACGCGCGCGCGATCCCGGTGTCAACCTTGGTACAGGTCAACGTGCCGTCGTTATGCATGATCTGGATGTTGGTATCGGCAGCATCGCAACCAACGACAATGCAGTCCAACATTGCGGACGGCTCAGACGCGGTTGAGGGATATGAGAAAGTGCTAAACGATGTCAAGCCAGTGATCCACCGCAGGTTAGTCTGATCCTCTTCAAGAAGCGCCAGGAACACCATCGTAAAGCCACCAAGCCCCGCCCCATTGCCACGCCAGATAGTCCGCGCTGCATTGTCATAAGTGGCCAATGCGCGTGAATTCAAGGCGATCGGCACATTCGCTCGCAAGCGACTAAGCTGCGTTGTGCGGCTGGTGTTCGTTGCGGCCACGGCGGCCGCGTTCGTTACGGTGAACACACCGACACCAAGATTAATTAACGTACCGCCCAAATCCACCAGCCACGATTTAAGGAGGGGCGGGGCGAGAAAGGCCGGCGGGCTGACAGGCGCGGTACTGGGGATTGTTACCGTTGCAGTCGCGCCGGCACCTGTTGCCGTCACTCCGGCCCCGACGAAATTCATCGTCGTCACCGTAGTCGAGAGCGTCGAGCCTTCCTCCTGCGTGGTCAGCGTGCTACTACCGCCGGGTATGGTTATTGTGGTGGTCGCCCCCGCACCAGCCGCCGTAACACCGGCCCCCGCGAAGTTGAGCGTTGTCACCGTTGACGAAAGCGGTACGGTTTCGTCCTGTGTAGTGATCGTAGCCGAAACGACAGAATCTGATCCTAGTCCACCGTCGCGGTAATCTATCCAGTCTGTTGCTGTCGCCGCGCCCGCCTCCACTTCGTACAGCGCGATTTTGTCCCCAGTGAGCGGACCCGGCCATCCAGCCGGCATGCTGGTCGTGGAGAGCACGCTCCAACCAACGGGACTGCCTACGATATCCGCATAGATATAGTTGGTGACGCTTGCAGTTAGCGTGACCGTCCCATTCTGGATGGCGAATGGAACGCCGGACAGCGCGCGGATGCCGCCGTAGTAAGCCCAGGTAAGGCCAACACTTTGCGGTACTCTGCGGCCGAATATAAAACCCGGCCAGAGGGCATCGAATAGCGCGTTGATCGTGGCTTCTTTCTGCGCCTGGCTGACCTGCACTTGAGTCAGTTGAGTGGTGCTGTCAGACATATATTGATCCTCGCATGTTCATTTAAGCCGACCCCATTTCACAAATGAAATCCGCACCCTCACCCAGCGGGCGACCGGTAGTGCCGTCAGGGAGTTCGACTTTAATTATTACGTAATAAATAGTTGAAGCAGCCGGGGTGAAATAGACGGTTGCAGTGTTGCCCCAGAAAGGCGGCGCAACTGGATTGTTACCGTTCACATCGCTTGCGAGCACACACTTTCTGTATGTCGGAGGATCTGAATATTCGGCAACCGAGATACGGGTGCTAACCGGGGTGGCGCTTGATGTGATCTGTACCACGTAGGTATCACCAACAACTACACCGTTTGTAATCGCTGTGCCAAAAGGATACGTTGATATAGTCTGATTGACGGCCCCGCCCGAGCCTCCAGGCGGTGGGTTCGGACTCGCGTTGAATGGCGTTATAGGCGCGAGTGGAGAATCAATCGAAGCACCGGCGCCTGGAATCGTCGCACGGGTCTGGGAGCCAAGTTGGTATGATCCGACCTGTCCGACACTGACATAGACTTCCTGCTGCAACGCTCCGAAATCTGTGACTTGATCGGCCGATGGATAAGTCGCCGTAGGCACTGCAACCTGGATAATCCGCGCACATTCGCTGTAGCCCGCATTCCATACCTGCAAGACGTAAGCCTCTGTTACTTCACTCAGCGGCACATCGCCGAATGCATTCATAATCCCGCCAATCCGAGTGCGCCTTACCCAATCAATAACAATGTCATCTGACGCGTTGGGTGCGCCTTGTACGTGCACTGGCGAGTATGGCCGTGCCGAGGCACCCATATTCGCGAAGGTCACTGCGCTGGCGCTTGCTATGGCACTACCAGCGGTCACCGCCTTATAGAGACGCGACTGAAAAAGGCTGGAGGGTGACGACTTGATTTGGGTCACCGGCATAAGAACGAATAATTCATCTTCGCCGTGCGCGGGAACAACCGCTTCCGTCCCGCGTCGGCCGCGAAGCAAATTTGTGCATTCGTACGTCAATGGAGACACAAGAGATGCATCACGAAATTGGAGCAGTTCTTTGCCCACCACGCACATATTCGCGCCGTTCATTAACGCATCATCCGTGACCGAAATTAGCGTACCCGAGTGCAGCGTGACCTCTAGCACTGTGCTGGCATCCATCACATTCCCGCCGCCATAGTCGGCAAGCGGGGCCACCATGGTGCCTATAACGTCTGCGGTTGATTGAGATGCGATAGCGGTCCATGTCGTACCGTTATCAACTGACTCATACAGCGACGCACCATTCCAGCGTCCATCTGCAACAGGCCCCATTGCCGCGTAAAATCCGACGTTACTTTGCGCTGTACCGTCTGCGGTATTGTCGGCAACCAACGGTATATCTAGCAGGACTAACTCGGTAGCGACCGTTATGCCTGGAGGCGTCTGGACCGGGAAGCCTTGGCCGTCAATTCCGTCATTGAGCTGAGTGTAAATTTCTGCCAGAGCAGCCACGGCCTCCCATCGGAATACTCCGCCAGGCATCTCCGTCTTGCTCAAGATCCTCATGCGTACGCCAAGCACGATAGCTACCGTCGTTGGTACCATCGTGGCAAACTTGCGATTCGTATAAAAAGCATAGCGATCGCGCTCGATCCACGCCTCATACAGCAGAGTATTGGCGATAGCCCGCGCCTTGCCGGTAGACATAGAGATTGGTAACTCAATGGTCACGTCAGTGACACTACTGGTAACCTCTCGTACGGCCTTGACCGTATTAACTTGGTAGTCACGTTCAGGGTCAATATATTTAACAGATACGGCACGCGGCAATTCTGCCTCAGGCGTGCGCGTAAGCAGCAACTGGGCTGGAGCCTCCGACCCTTCGCCATGTGCCGCGAGATCATCTGCGGTGATCGTGATCTCAGAAGCCCCACCTCGTTTAACAAAAGTAATAACGTTGTCAATTTCCACGCCGTCAAAGAAGTACGCTTTGCGTAATGCCTCGATTGCGCTTAGCGCCGTCATTGGAGACGCCACTAAAAAGCCTCGAACTTCGTCGGTCAGTGCAGAAGTATCGTAGGCTGCTAGTCCGCACCGATCCGATAGATCAGCAACAATGTCGCTCAGGATGGCCGGGCTTTCCGGCGGATCTAGACATACCAACCCATCGCCTATTAGCACATAACCATTGCGGATGCGGACGACCGGCTGAATATTCCCCGGCGCAATATCAATTGTGGCGATGAAGTCGAAGGTGGTGCCCATGCTGTACAGATCGAAGTCATCTGTAACATCGTTTCGGAAGGCGAGCATCCCCTTATAGACTACGAACGCACGATTGTCTTTGAAACCAGCCGGAGTATCACCCGCGTCCCAAGTCCGCAGGAGATTGAGTTCCGCATCAAACTCATACAACTTTGCGCTCAGCAAAAAATTGGTGGTATCAGATACGTACACATTGCCATCGTCACTTGACCCAATCACAAGGGATTGAGGATTGACCCCAAGTGAAACATAGTCGGTTCCAACACCAACAATCGCACCTTGATCACCACTCGGACAGGACCACCTAGCAATCCCACCAATCCCGCTGAAGGTATTCGAGGACAGGGCGTACATATAATCACCCTGTAACAGCGGTTCGTCTACCGCCGCAGAGAACGGATGCCCGCCAGAAGGGTTTTGAGTTACCGTAACAACCACTCGCTCCTTGTGATACCAAGCGCCCATTTCTGGGTGGCCGTTTGCGTAGCAGAATGCCATCTGAGCATTGGTAGCAACAGCAGCGAGTTGAGGCGTCCCTGTTGGCATAGCATCGAGAGCGGCAACGTATTCGCTTCCGGCAGACGTACCGTCATCATTGAAATAGTTTTCCCTGTAATCGTCCGTAGGATTGTCGTAGCCACCAACAACGATGCGTTCATTGGCGGCGTCCCATGACGCGCATTGAAGAATGTCATTCGAGGTATTAAACTGGGCAGGGTCAAAAGTGCTAACTCGGTAAGGGAAAACACCAGCGCTTGTATAGACCTCAGCCTCTAGGAGCGGGATAGTGTTGCCATAGTCAGTGAGGTAGACATCATCAAAAACGCTGTAGCAATTACCCCGGTGTGCAGGGACTTCACCCACACCTAAGTAAGCCTCCATCGTTGGGTCTGGCAACTGCGATTCATTCCCGAGGTACAGCGTATAGGGGAACGTTTGGTTGCTAGACCCCTGGGCTATGTCGTAGACCAGTTTTCCCGCAGCCCATTTCCGCTTAATGCCTAGTACAGGACCAGCAGTCCACGCCACGGCCCACGATGCGCTATAAGCATAGTTAGTGACCTCAGGCCCGCCTTTGCCGCCAGACTTCTGCTCGTGCTCATTTAGTTGTGGGATCTGCCAGATCACGTTGCCGGCCAGGCGCATTGTTCCGTAAAGGATCGGGATAGCCTTGCCATAAGCGGAATCCTGAATCTTCAAATCTTCTAAGCGTGGTCCTTCGACCTTTTGCGGGAACAGCAGACCACCGACCAGAGACCCGATCATGAAGCCAAGTTGCGGCATCCCGAAAAATGATCCGACTACCGCTCCCGCGATCCCAAGCGCGAGCTGCCCCATTATCTAATCCCTCGGAGCCGGTACGCACTCATAATGCGCCCCGACCACAGCGCATCCAGACGATGCTCAACCACTCGGCGCGCCTTGGCATACGCGTGAATGATATGGTCGTGCGTGGACAGAAAGGCAAAGTGCATGGGGTCGGCTGCAAAGCGCATGCAATAGATGTCCGCCGGTAAAGCTTTGCTAATGGGTATGGCGTCCATCAGGTCGGCACAGGCGCCGCGCAGCATTGCAGGTAATGGGTCACGCCCATAACTGCGATATTCAGGCGTTGCGAAATATCGAGCGGCATCGACGCTACCGCACTCTAGAGCCACCCCTGCGATAAAGCCGATACAGTCCGTGCCGACACCCTTAACGGACGCCTGATGCTGCCAGCGGGTCCCCAGCCAACCTCGCGCCGACTCCACCACATCAGATCGCATCACGGGTTGTGCCTTCCAACCTGCATGAGCGCGTCACGGCCGGCAAGGTGTGGCTCCGCGCGCATATTCACGATGTTGTCAAACTTGACAATGCAGGTAGTGCGCTTTTTGTCGCAGCCCGCAATGATGAAATAGGCGTCACCAACCTCTACTTCATAAGGGAACGGAACCTGGAGGCCAACTACACCTCCTGCATTGGCAAAGCTTTTTACCTCGCGCGCGATACCGAGATTCAGGCCAGTCGTGAACTCGATCACGCCGTACGCGAAATAATTGTCTGCCTCGGATCTCGAAGTATCCGCAACAGTAAGCGCATCGATAACTCCTGTTACTGCCCCAACGAAGGTAAACAAATATAGGTCAACTTTGCAACGAATGTCGCCCAACTGGGCGCGACACCCCGGAGAACTCAACTCCACCAGGATCGTCTGATATGCCTGCATGAGTCCAAGCAACTCAGCAACGAAGCCGCCGCGATCGGTTTTTACCTCGCCGACATTCCCCATTCGCAACCTGCGCGTGCCCTGGGTCAGATCAAGATAGTTGACCTCGAACAGTTCAAATTCCGCGAAGTCCCACAACCCTGCGCGCAGATCGTCATCTGTAATGCAATCGGCTATTAGCATCCCGCGCACTTCGGTAGTGTCCACGTCCATGCTATTACTGGTTGTTACGTCCTGATTTGAAATGCCGCGCGCTGTTTGATAGGTGGTCCCGCCGATCGTCAGATCAGAGTCGAGCGAAGTGAAGCCAAACACGACCCCAGACTGCCAAGTGATTTTTAGGCACTTGCATACAGCAACCGTTTCGCCCGCGTAGATAGCTTGCAGGCCCGCGCTTATGGTTTGCATTAGATTCGTATTTCAATGATCGGGATTGAGTCCCAGTCGATCAGAAGATCATCGCCATTTTGCGTAGGCGTCACCACTCGCCCGTTCATTTCGTCAATGCCAAATCGACACGGCACATCGAACTCGCCGGACCATGATGTCGGCGTTCCGCTAGTCATCGTCACGATTCCGGTCGCATAGTCTGTGGAAGCAACGATGCCCGTGAACACTGTGATGGTCCCCTGTACTGGCTTGCTGATCACGCGGATACGGCTTGTTGACGCGATCAGATATACCTTGATCATTTGGAAGTGCGTCGCATCTATTGCCAGGAACTGGCCCTGCCCATTGATGGCGGCGTAGTCGAACCAATCCTTCACGCGGAATCCATTCTGCATGCCGGCCGCAACGTGGAAGAAGTCGCGCAGCTCCTCCCAACGTGCTTGCGGGCGCGCCGCGTGGCTGGCATCGAACATATGGCGCGGGTACTGCCACACCTGGTTGCGCTGTTCGCGGCCCGAGTCAACCGTAACAATGTCGGTCTTATAGCCGGGGCCACCGGTCCATCCACTTGCCGCTGAGACTTTTTCTGGGAAACGCGGGGTTTCGAGGAACGCCATGGTCAGCCTCTCGCGCCTTGGCGTTGCAGTTCGCCAGCAACCTGACGCGCTAACTGCCGGCTGGTTTGCGCTGACATTCCAGGTGGCGGATTGATGACCGTGTGATACGTGTTACCGCCGGCGTTACGCAATTCATGATTCGGGATCACTTGTGCGCCGCGAGGGAGGTTCACCAACTCCGGGCCGCGCTCGCCGACTAGGGCCATTCCGCCCGGGGCGAAGTTGGTGCCAGCGGCGAAGCTGCCAAGCTGCGGGCCAGACGCAAACCCGCCGCCGCCACCGCCGAAGAAACTTCCGATCAAACTGCTGATCAGTTTTCCAAAGTCAGGTCCGCCTGTATTGCTCTTGCCTCCGAACAATGCCTCGGCAAGATTCTGTGAAGCGATCCGGCTGATCGACTGAACCAAAGACCTCTCGAAATCCTTGAATGCATCCTTAGCCGACTTGGTGCCATCAATGAATGAACTGAAGGCATCAGCGAACGTATTGGTAAACAGGTCTTTGAACTGCTGCAGGTTAGCGGCATCTGCGGCGAGTTGCTCGGCAAATGACTTGCTGTTAAGAAGTTCAGCCCGCTCCTTAAGCAGCGTGATCTGCGACTGCAGGGCGGCGGCTTCGCCCCGCCGCAGCGGGTCAAGTTGCGCCATTGCAAGGGCTTCTTCCTTGATCGCAATGGCCGATGAAATGCGCGCCTTCTCCAGTACTTTGCGGGCGGCCTCCCCGCCGACAATGATCGCGATCTCGTCCTGCAGGTCGCGGTTTGCCTGCTGAATTTGTTCCGCCTCACGGAACGCGGCTTCGGTATGGCGCTCCTGTACCTGCGCGGCGCGCTCCATGGCTTTGACTTCTTCGTCAAACGCCTTGCCGCTGGCCTTGACCCATTCTTCCAGCTCCTTGTAGGCGTCCACTTGGGCCGCCACCGCGAGAATCTGCCGCTCGATGTCGGGAGTCAGCCCCTTGAGCCGGCCGCTCTGGATTTCCTTAAGCGCAGTTTCCACCGCCGTCAATTCGAGCGTCCGGTCCAACTGCTTCTGCAAGCTGTCGAGGAAGCGCTGCGCCTCGCTGATACGATCAGAACCGCCGGCAGCCTTGTCCGGCCTGTTGACGCCGGAGAATCGTAGCGGTTTGCCGGCCGGCTTGAACCCGCGATCCTCAATAGCGGCACGCGAAGCATTCTTTTGTTGATTCTGGATCTGTTGACTCAGCTTTGCTGAAAACAACTGCTTGTTCAAAATGCCGTCAATCTGCGTCTGCCAGTCACGGCCAATGGCGAGGGCACGATTGAGGTCTCCGACCGCTACCGCTGCCGTCTGCGCCGCACCAGCCGCGATAGTCTCTCCGACCACCTGAAACACGCGTCCCAATCCTTGCCCGGCCGATACGATGAAGCCAAGCGCCCGCACGGCATTGTTGGCAAAGTCTAGGATAGCGGTGCTGCCGCGCAAGTCATTGGCGCCTTTCTCAATGCCCGCCAATTCAATAATGAAGTTCTTCGCTGCAGTGGTGAGTGCTGTAATCGCGGGCAGCGCCTCCGTAGCGGCGGCTTGGGCGTATAGCTGCAACTGCGTCCGCGCGCGCGCCTGGGCGTCACTGTAGGCGTCTGCGCGCTCGATCTGCTGCTGCGTGAGGATGACTTGCCGGCCGCCCTCGGAATTCAACTCTTTGAGGAAGGGCAGCAGATTGGATGCGCCTTTTGCCAGCGCTTCCATGACCGCCGTCTTGCCAGCGCCATCCTCGAATCCTGCCAGCGCCTTGGCAATGGCTTCCAACTGCGCCGCCGGATCGAGCGCCTTGAACTCCTTCAGGTTGAGGCCAAGCGCACTGATCGCCGCGCCTGCCGACTTCGACTCGTCATCGACGCCGGTTAGATTTTTCGTCAACTTGACCGACAGGGCTGCGACCTCCGCCATGGCGAGGCCTGCGGTCCCGGCTGACACCGCGAACGATGCCAGCGCTTCCGCATTGGCGCCGGTCTTTTCCTCCAAATCCTTGAAGTCTCCGGCTTGACGCGACAATTCATTGACCGCAGCAAACGCAACAGCGGCAGCAGCACCGATACCGATGATTGCTGCGCTTGCAGCCTTAGCCCCGGTAGCAATGGCACGATCCAGTCGGGCCGCGAATTTCTGCGCCTCGCGCTCGGATTTCGTCAGGCCAGACGTGAATTCAGCCGCGTTGAGGCCAAGCGTTACGATCAGCCCGCCGAGTGAATTAGCAGCCATGGCCTAACCCTTAGCTTTCCGACCTTGGCCAAGCCGATACACCCGCGCCGCAGTCACCGCGCCAATCATCGAACTTCCCACTTCGGCAGTCATTGATTCGTCCTCTATGGCCGGCACAACTAGATAATCGGATAACTTGGTCGAAGTCTTGGCGCCGCCCATGGTCACGGCCACCAGGTAAGCCGTTTGGGCCGCCTGTAAATCCGCACGACGCTGCGGAAGGAAGAACGCCCGGGCATACTTCTCCCACAAAAAAAACTCGCGTTCGTCCATGCGCTCATCAAGTTCATCCAGCGTGCAGCCGCCAATTGCGAGCGCCAGGTGCATTTTAAATACCTGGCGCGGCGTCAGTTTCCCTTTGGGTCTGCCTCGCTCTTGTCCGGCAATTGCAGGGCTTCGTGCGCTTCGTGGATGAGCCTGCTGACGTTGTGCGAGTTGTTGTCCATGACCGACTTCAACTCGTCCATCTGCGCGTTGTCTTTTTCGTCGAACAGAAGATTGCCGTCGGCCCCGCGAACGATCCGAGCAATGCCGCGCTCGATGTACAGCGGATCGTTGGTAAGACGCTCTCGGACTTCTTTCGGTTCGTCCGGCTTAGTAATCACGGCTTTGATATCAGCCATCGACAGCGGGCGCAGATAGATCGGTTCGGTGAAGCCCGGCGGCGTGAATGCCGTCAACTTCACCGCCGAACGCTTCAATCCAAGCAGAAACTTAGCCCGATCCATTAAGCCGCCAGGACGAAGATTTCGCCGGACAGCTTGATGGTGGCCGACCCAGTCCAGAGACCGGACACTGCACCTTGGAAGCTAGTCTGCTGAACCTTTCCAAGCATGATCACCGTGCCGCCAGAGTTCGGGAACACGACCTTGAACCCTATCTCATCGCCGGACAACTTAGCAGCGCGCAACGCAGTCATCACGGTTGCATTCGGGGCGAAGTTGTAATCCAGTTGCAACGTGCCTGAATCCGATAGCCCAAGCTCGAATTCCTTCGCTGTGGAACAGATCGTCGTCGCGTCGATTTCGTCCGATGCGCCGTCCTGCTGATTCGTCCCGGTCA